CACAAGGTGGTGGTTATGAAAACAGAGTGAACATGTGGTATGATATGAATACTCCATTAACATTTGATGGTATTCCACTATTCTTAGCAAATGGTCTATCTGACAATACTGCTGCACTAGCACAAAAATCTAACCTATACTTTGGTACAAATCTAGTTGATGATATGAATCAAATTAGAGTAATTGATACATCTGAAACATTAGGTGATCAAAATGCAAGATTTGTTGCAAGATTCTCTTATGGAATCCAATATGGAATTCCTACTGAGATTGTATTCTACTCATAATTTTGAGTAACAGATAAAAGGGAATAATAATCAGTATATGGGAGGTGTAAAAGCCTCCCCATACTTAAAAAAATAAAAATAATATGAGTTGTGCATTAACAAAAGGTAGAATAGTACCTTGTAGAAATAAATCAGGATCAATCAAAACTGTATACTTTGCAGATTATGGTACACTAGGAGCAATAACTGAATCAGCAGGTTTAATCTCTGCATTTGGTGGAACTCCAACTTGGTATCAATATGATGTAAGAGGTACAACAAACCTTGATACTGTAGTTACTTCATCAAGAGAAAATGGTACTACTTTCTACACTCAAACATTAACACTACAACTTCAATATTATGATAGAGCAACAAGTGAAGAAATTAAGTTATTAGCTGTAGGGAGACCACATATTGTAGTTGTTGATGCAGATGATAATTTCATGCTAGTTGGTAAAGTAAATGGAGGAGAGCTTACTACAGGTAATTTTACAGTAGGTGCTAATATGGGTGATTTTAATGGATTCAGTTTAACATTTGAAGCATTAGAAACTGCACCACCTGACTTTGTAACTAGTACAGTAGTAACTGGTGGTACAATAGGTACACAAATTAATACTTTTCCTACTGCTTAATTGAGCAGACATCATAATAGTTAAGTGTTTTTCTAAGAAAAGGGGGTTTTTAAAATCCTCTTTTTTTTTATAAAAAACTTTACACTTTATAAAAAAACATAAATAAGTTATTATATAAGTATGATATATCTAAGTACTGCAACATCAGCACAAACTTTCACATTTATACCTAGAGAATATGTTATAAATGCAAGAGTAGATGTAACAGATGAAGAAACAGGAGTAGTGCAAACAGCTAATGTTCCAATTAATCAACTTGGTTTATTTTCATCAATTAATGTTGCTTTAAATCTAGAAGAAAGTAAATTTTATGAAATTAAAGTTACATCAATAGGATCTAACTGGGAAGATGTAGGTCAATTTTGGAATTTAACAACTATTAATTGGGAAGAAGGAATAACAAGAGCAGGTGCTGCTTGGAATTTTGCATCAGATTCTTGGAATGAAACAACAGGAAACTGGGATGAAGTTAGAGCACCAAAAGAAATAACTATTTACAGAGACAGATTATTCTGTACTGATCAAACAATATCACAAGGTGCAAATGAATATTATGATGTGGACAAAGATGTATATAAAGTAAGCACATCAGGAACAAATTTATATAAAGTATATAATGCATAATTATGAGTAGACAACACAGGAGACCAAAATATGAAGGAGATATTAGAGTAGTTGAGTTAGCAGCTTACACTTCTCCTAAGATTATAGAAGATCCAAGAAAAGATTTTGTAATGTATGGTGAGGATAATAACTATTATCAATATCTAATTGACCTTTATAATGGATCACCAACAAACCATGCATGTATTAATGGTATATCAGAGATGATATATGGAAAAGGCTTAGATGCAACAGATTCAGATAGAAAACCTGATCAGTATGCACAAATGATTAGCTTATTTAAAAAGGATGTAGTTAGAAAAGTTATATATGACTATTATCTTATGGGTGGTGCTGCTATTCAAGTAATCTATGGAAAAGGTAGACAAAGGATTGTACAGTTAGAACACATACCAGTAGAGACACTTAGAGCTGAAAAATCAGGTGAATCAGGAGATATTGAAGCATATTACTACTTCCATGATTGGACAGAGTATAAACCTTCCTCTAAACCTACTAGAATACCTGCATTTGGCACATCTACTGAGAGCAGAGAAATACTATTCATCAAACCTTATAAAGCAGGATATTATTACTATAGTCCTCCTGCATATACTGGTGGATTACAGTATGCAGAATTAGAAGGTGAGATCAGCAACTTCCACATGAATAACATTAAGAATGGATTATCTCCTTCTATGATTATAAACATGAACAATGGAATACCTAATGAAGAAGAAAGATCATTAATAGAAAACAAAATAGCTAATAAATTTAGTGGATCTAGTAATGCAGGTAAGTTTATTCTATCATTCAATGACAATACAGATAGTCAAGCTACAATAGAGCCTATTCAACTATCAGATGCACACCAACAATATCAGTTTCTATCTACAGAATCTCAAGAAAAGATATTAGTTGCACATAGAATTGTATCTCCTATGCTTTTAGGTGTAAAGAATAATACAGGATTAGGTAATAATGCAGATGAACTAGAGAAAGCATCTATACTAATGGATAACATGGTAATCAGACCATATCAAAATCTTATGATAGATGCATTTAATAAGATCTTAGCATTTAATGATATTACACTTCATTTATACTTTAAGACAATACAGCCTCTTGAATTTACAGATTTAACAAATGTATCTGATAAAGAAACAAGAGAAGAAGAAACAGGACAAAAATTAAGCCTAAAAAAAGCACCTAAAATTTATAGACCTAATGATCATCTAACAAAAGATGTAGCAAAACTACTAATTGATTTAGGTGAAGATGAAGATTTAGAAGATTGGGATGTAATATCTGAGGAAAGTGTAAACTATGACTTAGATGATAAGCAAAATGAAATGCTTAAACTAGCTAGTACAGGATCTGCTAAACCTGCTAGTAAAAGTGATCAAGATGCAGGGTTATTTAAAGTCAGATATAGATATACTGGAAGATTAGCTAAAAATTCTAGAGAGTTTTGTAGAGCTATGTTGAAAGCTAAGAAGGTATATAGAAAAGAGGACATACTTGCTATGGACAATGAACCAGTAAATGCAGGGTGGGGACCTAATGGAGCATCAACATACTCTATATGGCTCTATAAAGGTGGAGGTAATTGTGGACATGAATGGACAAGAGTAGTGTATTTTAGAAAAAGAAATGCTGATGGTACATTTAAAGAGAACAAAGGATTAACAAATGACAGGAAAGTTACTGAAACTGAGGCAGCAGAAATAGGTTTTAAGCCTGAAAAGAATCCTAAAAAGGTAGCACAAAAACCTAGAGAGATGAAAAATAAAGGATTTTTAACACCTAGATAGATATGGCAAAAGTATTATTTATAAGCAGAAATGATTTAGTAAAGAACACCATAATAGATGGTAATGTTCAAGCAGATAAGTTAATGCACTTTATTGAAATTGCACAAACTATCCATATTCAAAACTATCTAGGAACAGATCTATATAACAAAATTAAAACAATGATTGATGATGGTAGTATTACAGGTACAATCTATGAAACACTACTAGTTGATCATGTACAACCAATGCTAATTCACTATGCTATGGTTGATTTTCTACCATTTGCAGCTTATCAAATTAAGCAGGGTGGTATTTTTAAACATGTTTCTGAAAATGCAGAGACAGTAGATAAAAATGAAGTGGATTATTTAGTTGAAAAAGAGAGAAGTTTAGCTGAATATTACACAAGAAGGTTTATACAATTTATGGATTTTAACCAACAGTCTTTTCCAGAATATACATCTAACACAAATGATGATATATATCCTGATAGAGATGAGCCTACATTTCAAGGGTGGGTGTTATAAAAAGTAGTTTATGAAAATATATAAACCTAAGGAAAAAAACATTATAAAGTTAATGAGATATATAAATAACAAATTTAAAACAAATAAAAATGGCAAGTAGTTTAACAGGAATATCTATTGCATCAAGTTATGATTCACTATTAAAAGTTGGAGACAATGATGGATTATCAGCTACATTACAGGTTATCTCTGATGGTTTAGGGACTGAAACAGGTATTAGCCTTAACAATGCAGGAGATCTAACAGCAACAGGCACAATTACAGCTAACAGCTTAGTTGGAGACTTGAGTGGAAATATCTCAGGTAACTCAACAATATCAGGTACACTTACTTTTGGATCATTATCAGATGGTACACTAACCATGACTGATATTCTAGATGAAGATAACATGAGTTCAGATAGTGCAACAGCTCTAGCAACTCAACAATCAATTAAAGCATATGTAGATGCACAAGTAACAGCATCAGATCTAGACTTTCAAGGTGATGCAGGTGGTCAGCAATCAATAGATTTAGATTCAGAAGTACTATCAATAGTAGGTACAACAAATGAAATTCAAACAAATTCAACAGGTAATTCACTAACAATATCACTTAATCCAAATATTAGTGGTTTAACTAGTGTAGCAGCTACAACTTTTACTGGAGCTTTAACTGGAAATGCAAGTACAGCAACAACATTAGAGACTAGCAGAAATATTGCAGGTGTAGCCTTTAATGGAAGTTCTGATATTGCATTAACAACAGACAATATTACAGAAGGATCCAACTTGTATTACACAAGTGCAAGATTTAATTCAGCATTATCAGCTAAATCTACAACAGATCTTTCTGAGGGAACCAATTTATATTATACAGATGCTAGAGCAGATGCAAGAGTGAACCTACAAACAGGTGCAAATCTTGATTTATCTAGTAAATCTACAACTGATTTAAGTGAAGGAACAAATCTTTACTTTACAGATGAGAGAGTAGATGATAGAGTGGCTAGTTTAGTAGTAGCATCTACAGGAATTTCTGCAACTTATGATGATGTTGCTAATTCTTTAACAATAGCCAATACAGCACCTGATCAAACAGTAGCTCTTACAGGTGGTACAGGGATAACTACAAGTGGAACTTATCCTAATTTCACAATAACTAATGATAATCCTGACCAAACTGTAGCTTTATCTAGTAGTAATGGATTGACTACATCAGGCACATATCCAACTTTTTCTATTGCAGGGGATGATGCAACTACATCTACAAAAGGTGTTGCTAGTTTCTCATCTGATCACTTTAGTGTATCAAGTGGAGCTGTTAGTTTAGCAGCAGATTCTATTGATGATACCTTAATAGACTTTGGAACAGGAGCAGGTCAAGTAAATA